GTGCGTGGTCATCATTGCCCTGCTGGTGGCCTGTGGTGCGCTTAGTCTGGGGCTGAATCATTACCGTGATAACGCCATTACCTACAAAGCCCAGCGCGACAAAAATGTCAGAGAACTGAAGCTGGCGAACGCGGCAATTACTGACATGCAGATGCGTCAGCGTGATGTTGCTGCGCTCGATGCAAAATACACGAAGGAGTTAGCTGATGCGAAAGCTGAAAATGATGCTCTGCGTGATGATGTTGCCGCTGGTCGTCGTCGGTTGCACATCAAAGCAGTCTGTCAGTCAGTGCGTGAAGCCACCACCGCCTCCGGCGTGGATAATGCAGCCTCCCCCCGACTGGCAGACACCGCTGAACGGGATTATTTCACCCTCAGAGCGCGACTGATAATAATGCAAAAACAACTTGAAGGGGCACAGCTATACATTCGAGAGCAATGCCTCAGATAAAAACCGGCCAAGGATAATCCGCTGAAGATTCGCCGGTGGCTAAAGTGTGCCAAGAGTTCAATTTACGCAATTACTCCTGTCGATGCTATGCACCGTCTTTGTGAAGTCAATGGATACCTGATTTATTTCTGTGCGCTGTATCGTCGCTGTACTCTTGCATTAATTATGACTGTAGCCTGACGGGGAACTCCTTCTGCACAAGTGTGGGGGAATAATCAAAAACGATGCACACCGGGGTTACCGGGTACACATATTTCATCATGCCAGCGAGTCCGGTTCTGGTACGGAAGAAACCGGACGTTATGATTTAGTGCGGAAATATTTGTGTAGTGTTCTGAATGTTCTCAGTAAAGAGTAATGAATTATCAAAGGTATAGTAATATCTTTTGTTTTCGTGGATATTTGTAATCCATCTGAAAACCCCTGCTGTAGCAAGATTTTTCCTGTATTCGTAAAATGATAACTCTCCTGATTTGAATCCTTTTAAGGTGGCTTCTATAAGGCATTTATTTTTTGAAAATCTTACATTTACAACCTTACCCTGTCCTTTTATTAAAACCGTATTATCGTTTTCAAGAACAAGATGAATATTCTCTGTGGCTAAATAGTAAATGTAATGTGAGACATTGTGACGTTTTAGTTCAGAATAAAACCAGTGATAGTTTAAATTATTTCGCACTTTATCGAATATTTGTTTAAAAATGGCAACCTGAGCCATTGTAGTACCTTCCATGTGATATGAGGGGGCGTAGTCTGCACGATTATCTAAATTGCTTCAATCTGGTCTGATCTGTTTTCTGAGCAATTCAGTAATGTCACTCTTTTCTTTGTTTGCTTCAGGCGAAACTCTTTTTTCTGAGCACAGTCTCCGGCGGCAGGCTTCAATGACCCAGGCTGAGAAATTCCCGGACCCTTTTTGAACAAGAGCGATGTTAATTTGTTCAATCATTTGGTTAGGAAAGCGGATGTTGCGGGTTGTTGTTCTGCGGGTTCTGTTCTTCGTTGACATGAGGTTGCCCTGTATTCAGTGTCGCTGATTTGTATTGTCTGAAGTTGTTTTTACGTTAGGTTGATGCAGATCAATTAATACGATACCTGCGTCATAATTGATTATTTGACGTGGTTTGATGGCCTCCACGCACGTTGTGATATGTAGATGATAATCATTATCGCTTTACGGGTCCTTTCCGGTGATCCGACAGGTTACGGGGCGGCGACCTCGCGGGTTTTCGCTATTTATGAAAATTTTTAGGGAAAAATCAGATCCGTTCTTCTTCTTTTTAACTGATTGATTATAAATAGAATTTTAAAAATATAAAAGGATCTGACAAAGGCTGTTTTTGTTAGAAAACGCCATTTTCAGATCCTTTCTGGTTCCCGGGGGAGTGTATGAACGTCAATAAGAAAAAACTGGCCGATATTTTTGGCGTTGATGTCAGGACCATCACCGCCTGGCAGAGTCAGGGGTTACCACTAGTTTCTGGTGGAGGGAAAGGGACTGAATCAGTTTTTGATACAACTGCTGCCATTCAGTGGTATGCGCAGAGGGAAGCTGATATTGAAAACGAAAAACTCCGTAAAGAGATCGAGGATTTGAGGGCTGCCAGCGAATCAGACCTTCAGCCCGGCACCATTGATTACGAACGTTACCGACTGACGAAGGCACAGGCCGATGCACAGGAGCTGAAAAATGCTCGTGAGGAAGGCCTTGTCCTCGAGACAGAGTTATTTACCTACATCTTTCAGCGAGTGGCACAGAATATATCAGGGATCCTTGTCCGTGTCCCTCAGACACTGCAGCGTAAATACCCTGATATATCACCCGTACATCTTGATGCTGTGAAAACTGAAATCGCGAAAGCATCCGATGTGGCTTCTGAAGCCGGTGAGAATGTGCGCAGGTGGATTGATGATTTCAGACGAACTGAGGGCGGCTAATTCTGCAGGAGCGATAGCAACCGGCCTCCTTGCGCTAAAAATTCCTGTCCCTCTGACGACAGTTCAGTGGGCAGATCGACATTATTACCTTCCGAAAGAGTCATCTTACACCCCGGGGCGGTGGGAAACACTGCCGTTTCAGGTTGCCATCATGAACAGCATGGGGAATGACCGGATCCGCACTGTTAATCTGATTAAATCTGCCCGTGTTGGTTATACAAAGATGTTGCTGGGAGTGGAGGCTTATTTTATTGAGCATAAATCACGCAACAGCCTTCTTTTCCAGCCCACGGATTCTGCTGCTGAAGATTTTATGAAATCTCATGTGGAACCCACGATCAGGGATGTGCCGGTTTTACTCGATCTTGCACCGTGGTTTGGGCGTAAACATCGTGATAATACCCTCACGCTGAAACGTTTTTCATCGGGCGTGGGCTTCTGGTGCCTGGGCGGGGCTGCCGCTAAAAACTACCGTGAAAAATCCGTGGACGTGGTCTGCTATGACGAACTTTCCTCGTTCGAACCGGATGTCGAAAAAGAGGGTTCGCCAACCCTGCTTGGGGATAAACGTATTGAGGGCTCTGTATGGCCCAAATCCATTCGCGGCTCGACGCCTAAAATCAAAGGCACCTGCCAGATCGAAAAAGCGGCCAACGAGTCGGCGCATTTCATGCGTTTTTATGTGCCCTGCCCACACTGTGGGGAGGAGCAGTATCTGAAATTTGGCGATGAATCCACGCCTTTTGGCCTTAAATGGGAGAAGGACAGCCCCGAAAGCGTTTTCTACCTCTGTGAACATCATGGCTGCGTGATCCATCAGTCTGAGCTTGACCAGAGCAACGGGCGGTGGATCTGTGAAAACACGGGGATGTGGACCCGTGACGGTCTGACGTTTTTCAGCGCCGCGGATAATGAAATTCCGCCGCCGCGCTCCATCACGTTCCATATCTGGACGGCGTACAGTCCGTTCACCACATGGGTACAGATAGTCTATGACTGGCTGGATGCACTGAAAGATCCCAACGGCCTGAAAACCTTTGTGAACACCACGCTGGGCGAGACCTGGGAAGAGGCCGTGGGCGAAAAACTCGATCACCAGGTACTGATGGATAAGGTTGTTCATTACACGGCGGCGGTGCCTGCCCGGGTGGTTTATCTGACGGCGGGCATTGACTCGCAGCGAAACCGTTTTGAGATGTATGTCTGGGGATGGGCTCCGGGAGAGGAAGCCTTTCTGGTGGATAAAATCATCATTATGGGACGTCCCGATGAGGAAGAGACGCTGTTACGTGTGGATGCGGCGATCAACAAAAAATACCGCCATGCGGATGGCACCGAAATGACCATTTCCCGTGTCTGCTGGGACACCGGGGGGATCGATGGTGAAATCGTCTACCAGAGGTCAAAAAAACACGGTGTTTTCCGTGTGCTGCCGGTAAAAGGCGCGTCTGTCTATGGCAAGCCGGTGATCACCATGCCGAAAACCCGCAATCAGCGGGGCGTTTATCTGTGTGAAGTGGGGACGGACACCGCAAAAGAAATTCTCTATGCCCGTATGAAAGCCGAGCCCACGCCTGCGGATGAAGCCACGTCGTATGCCATCCGTTTTCCTGATGATCCGGAGATTTTTTCGCAGACAGAGGCGCAGCAACTGGTCGCGGAAGAGCT